ACAAAAAATCAAACTTTTACTGGCACACCAGATACAAATAGTAATATAGATATTGAATTAACTACTAATCATACCTTTGTAAATAGTAGTGATTGGGTCGTTACAAATACTACTACAAATACTGTCATAACAACTCATAAAATTACCATCTCCACAGATAAGACTGAGGCAACAATTAGTAATTTAGCATTTGGGTTTGACTATTCAATTGTAACAAAAATCTTAACAGATGCTAATTTTATCAATGGTGAAACAATTCTTACTACAGAAGATGAAGTAGATAAAAATATTAAAGTTGATACCGTAGTAGATGAATACAATGCCAAGCATCATTATGAAACTTCTGAAGGTAGATATGTGGATATTGCTCCACAGGCACCATTCATCCAACGAGTGTCTTATGAAATTACTTGGACAGGCACTTCAGCAACTGATGAAGCAGAGNTGACCGGTGATAAATTTGTTATTGACAAGATTAATATTTCTAATCTAAGTTCTATTTACACAAACTTTAGCTTGGATGAAGTTACAACTCAGTCTGTATTAGGTAACCTTATACCTGGTGGTTCTGCACTTCTTATTGGTGGTGCATTACAGCAACAGTTTAATAATGATGATAGTTATACTGTTGCAGATTGGTCAACGAACTTTTTGATTGGTGTGCTTGGTATTCCTGAAGCATTCTCAACAGTGGTTGCACTTCAATTAGGTGCCATCATAAGTGCTATTGATGGTGCTGGTGGTGTTGCTCCTACTTCATTTGTTTATCACACATTTACTTTGGTAGATAATCAGTTGAATTTGTATGGTGCAACATCTAGTGTTCCTCAATATCTTGGATTTGAGTTTAGGTCAGATGTCAATGCAATTGCTCAAACGCCTGCTTTTGATAATATTGAAGCAAACAGCCCTGATAATGAAGACGAAAGAAATTTTGTATTGTATAGCAATGTTGGTAATACACCAACATTGATTTCAGAATCTCCTTTTATCAGCGACAAGACTATCAATAACACATTAGATAATAATGCATCTTTTGTATTTGTTCAAAATCAGTTTGAAAACTATATTGCAACGAATTATGATACTCTAATTCCTGCAACAATCACACCTGTAACATTCTTAGAACGTTATGAAAAAGAGAATGAAGAAGTTAAAACTATTAAAGTTTTAAAACCTGAAGTAGTTGTTAGTTTCTCTAATGAATTTAAAGGTATTTTATCAGAAACTTCAGCTGAAGAAGTCGCAGTTAGCACAGGTAATTTTTTTGGTGATGTTTCATTCACTTCTTCTGCATCTGCTGCGACTACTACCACTACTAGCACATCGTCGTCATCTTCATCTAGTAGTAGTGGTGGAAGTTCCGGTGGTGGAGGGGGAAGTAGTTATTAATGAGTACCACTGGTAAACATCATCCTTTATATGTTGCTCAAACAAGAGTTTTTGTTTCTTCTTCTAGGTATGGAAGACAGGATATTACAAAGATTGTTGCAGAAGTCAACATGTATGAAAATATTGGACTTCCCTATATTACGGGTCGTTTGGTTATTATTGACTCTGCTAACGCTTCTAATGCTGTTCATTTTCAAGGGCAAGAAAGAGTTCAGATTGTAGTATTAGATGCAGACCTACAACCTATTGTAAACAAAGAATTTATTTGTATGGGTATTGATTTTGGGCAAAAAGTCGGTGATGATAAGTCTGCATTTATTGTAAAGCTAGTTGAAGAACATGTAATGCTGAATAGTCTTACAAGATTTAGTAAAATATATGAAGGTAAACCTGATGATATTTGTAATCAAATTTGTTCTGAGCAGTTAGGTGTTGCTGTAGCACCAGAAGGAAGTCCATCACAATCTGACATGAGAGTGGTATTCCCATTTACAGTATCACCTTTAGAAGCAGCAAATTGGATGGCTGCAAGATGCACTAGTGGTTCTGGCATTCCATTTTATTTTTATTCTACTATGGTTGACAATGAACTACAACTAAAAGACATTTCTATTCTTTTGGGACAAGGTGCATTTAATAGTGGTGATCCGTATATCTTTGGTGTAAATGCCAATACATCACCGGGTTCACCAGAGGACTTTGGTATTCTAAGTAAGAAAATTACAAACTACACAATCAATAATAATGAAGATACATTATTAGCAATGGCTAGAAATGTATATGGTGGTTATTACAACTTTATTGATACATATGAGTATGGTGGTGAAGAAGCCATTTATGATTTTACAGAACCTCTAGGTAGTTTACCTAAACCAAATGGTTCTACACTATATAATTATGACCCTGGATTTGAAACGGGGAGAACTTACCATACTGGTCAAAATACATATACTACACAGATTGTAACTAGAAAACTATTTGATGATAAGTTTTCATATCTGGAAGAAGATACTGTAGAAAACCATTTAAATAAAGCAAAGTCTAGGGCAATCTATTCATTCATGGATCAGCAACCTATTAATATTACTGTTCCAGGTGTCTCTTTTGGATTTGATAAACTCGGTAAGCAGATGGATGTCTATATTCAAAAAGATATTCCAGCAGAAGAAAAGTCTAATGAAGAAACTGTTAGGGATAAGAAAAGATCGGGAACTTATCTTATTCAAAAAGTCATGTATACTATTTTCCAAAATAGATTGACTGCAACCTTGACAGCAACTAAAACAAGCACTGACCCAAGATTGGGTGGTGAGCAACTGAATCAGAATTAAAGATATGGAACTATACAAGGTATTACAGAAAGAGTTTTATGGAGACGATACCCGATGGTTCTTAGGTATTGTTGAAGACAATAAAAATGACCCTGAAAAACTTGGTAGAGTCAGGGTGAGAGTTTATGGTGCGCATAACCCATATATTTCTGAAGTTCCTACAGAACTATTACCTTGGGCTTCTATTCTAGTCCCTGCTACATATGGTGGTGTTTCTGGTGTTGGTAGAAGTCCTACAGGTATTGAACAAGGTTCATGGGTCTTTGGCATTTTCTTAGATGGTAAACATTCTCAAAATCCATTAGTTATTGGAACTATAGGTAAGATAGAACAAACGCCAGGTGAAGATATTAAACCACAAGAAAAAATTACACCATCTTCAATTAGTTCTACTATCGGTGGTGCAGGAGGCACTGTGAATGCTGCTAATGTTGGTGGCACAATTATCGCAAATTCTTCTCAAGGTCAGACTGTATTTCAGGCTGCTAAACAAGAAGGGTTTTCTACAGTAACGGCAGCAGCGGTAGCATCTGCAAGTTATGCACCATAAGGAGTTATTATGGCAACTATCATACCGGGATTAGGTCAAACTGTAACTACATCTAGAACTGATGTATCCCCAAAACCAGACCCTACAAGGGTATCAGGTGCGCAAACTATTGATGATTTTACATTTGGTGTTTTTAAATTTCGTGGTGAAACAAAGCAAAAATATTTTAATTATTGTTTTTCTAAAAATTTAGATATAAATGAAGTCATAAATCAAGTTGACTTTTTATTTAAACAACTCAAAGAGGATGACTCTCTGAGAGGTAATGAATTAAAAGAGGCAGAAACAGTAGAACAGGCTGCACAAATTATTCATGAATATATTCTGAAAGATAATACAGGTCTTCAGAATACAATAGATACTGCATATGATCTTTTAGATAGGAACAGTGTATAATGAGTGCTGGAAACACATACAACCGAGAGGTTTCACAAACCCAAGCCCAAAACTCTAGAGAAGTTACTAACTATGTGGGTGATCCTAGACTGGGAACTCCTTATCTTGGTCCAGAATTTGAAAAGTATGTTGCTAATAATCTTCCAGCTGGATCGGTTTCAGATGAAGATAACAAAGCGCAAGTTGCACAGAAACTTTTAGATAATCAACTGAATTCAAATGAAGAGTTTGCATATGGTGATGAATTTGACCCTCAATCCGAACCTAATTATGGGGCTGCTGGAGGAAAGGTTATTAATAATGAACAGACTGAACATGAAAGTGAACCAGAACAGTCTGCACCCAACCCGTTTGATGGTGGTTCTAACAAACCGTTAAAATCAACTCCACCCGGTCATCCCGGTGCATTAGATGCAAGTTCCGTATCCAAGAGTAGTAAATTAACAGAAGAAGATGAGACAAGAGTTGGTGGTTCTACAGGTTCATATTCATCTGAACTTTCTCTTATGCTTGGTGGCATTACAATTCTATATGTCAAAGGTGCAACTGTTAAGTATGCAAACACATCTGCTGGTAAAGGTAATAGTGAAGAGGGGGCAGGAGTGGGTTCTTGTAAGGCTCTAGGAAATGATTTAAATAAGATATCAGAAGAGCAGTTTGAAAAAAATACATTTATCCCAACAGAAGCATCTAGACCCGATACTTTTGGTGATTTGACAAATGTAGTCAGAACTAAAGAAGGTAAAGTTGTTAGAACTACTAGTGGTAAACCATTATTCACAAAAAAGGATTAAGATATAATGGCAGTAAATACGACCATAAACTTTGCTGATGCCTTCAATCCAGCATTAAAAGTTTTGCAGTCAGATTTCTTAGGGGATGATGTAAATCCAATTTTTGATGTTGACAAAGTTGAAGTTGGTGATATCATTGAGACACCTGAAGAATTAGAATCATACTTACGTTCTAGTAGGAGAGAATATACTGAAGTTATTGTATATCACACTTCTAGTGATTATAGACAGAACTTCAAAAGAGATGAATTAGTTGATTGGTTCTCTAATCAATATGGGTTAGATGATATCAACTTTCACTTCCTGATTCTCAGAGATGGTCGTATTCAAATTAATAAACTGATTAACTCCACCCCTGCGCATACAACAGTTACAAACCACTTACAACACAGTGTTGGTATTGCCTTTGTAGGTGGGTTGAATGATGGCATTCAAGATATAAATTCTTGTTCTGCTTCACAATGGAATACATTTCATAAATTTATGAAGACCTTCTACACTATTCTTCCAGGTGGTCAAGCATTCGGTCACTCTGACATAAATCTTAATGCAACAGACCCTGGCTTTGATGTGGTTAAATATGTAGAGAACTCTTTTGGTAAAAGAAATACTTTGAAGAATACAGATGCTAGGACTCAGGGTTCATTAACTATCAGAGGACTTATTGATGCAAGTAGAGAAAGAGGGTTTAAATAAATGTCTGACTTAGGATTTAAAGACCCGGATGAATCATTCCCACGGGAAGAATATATTGGTAAACCGACAACTAACAAAGCTGCACGGGAAGAATGGGAGTCTAAAATTGTAATGCCAGATGGTGTTGCTGGCACTGACTTAGTTAAAACGGATTGGCAACCCAAATATCCCTATAACAAAGTAGAAGAAACTTCTTCTGGTCATAGAATTGAACATGATGATACTCGGGGTGGGGAACGTCTATCTTATGTTCATAAAGATGGCACGGGTATTGAAATGTATCCCGGAGGAACTGATGCAGAAGATGTCACAACTTTACTTGTGAACTCTACCTCTAGAATGGTACAGTTAGTTGGTGATGATTTTGTAATGGTTGTAAATGGTAATGGTAGTGTTACCTATAAAGGAACTCTTAATCTAACTGTAGAGGGTGATTTTAATGTCAACTGTGATAACTATACTGTTACCACTAAAGGTAAACAAGTTGAAGAAATTTCCCAAGATAAAGTTGAAAACTTTGTAGGTGATAGAATCATTACTACAGAAGGTAATAAGTCTGAAATTGTCTTTGGAAATTATACTCTCGGTGCTTTGAATAACACCTATATCTTTGCTAAGAACTATTTAAGAATGGCTGCTGAAAAAGATATTGACATTTATTCAGGTAGGCACATGACACTTACCGCAAAAGAGAACATGACAAGTTCTGCCTTGGCAAATAGACTTATTGGTATAACCACATCTGTCCTTGGGGCTAGTGGCACTATTGGTGGTGAGAATATGGTCATGTACAGTAAAACATATCATGGTGATCTTATCGGCACAGCACAAAGGGCAAGATACATGACAAGCACAGACCCTGTTACTGAAGTGACTGCTATGCCTACAGAAGCAATCTTAACTGAAGGTCAAACTAAAACTTATGATATTGGTATTCGTAAACCTCTTATTAATGAAGCAATAATTAGAAATAGTATTTCTGGTGGTCCACCAACTGCTGGAGCTTCTAAAACTCCTAATCCTAAAAATGCAACAGATACATTTGATGATGGTAAGACTACAGAACAGAAAAAAGAAGCTGCTCAATATGGCAATGAGTTTGATACTCAAAATTCATTCATTAACGATTTTGATGGTGGGACAAACAGTGTAACAAAAAATGTATTAAGAACGAAAAGTGGTTCAGTTGTTACATCATCCGATGGTTCTCCGGTTTATGTAAAAAATTAGGATATAGTGGAAGATAGTCAATGATAAACGTCAATTTTAATAAACTTACAACTAGACAAGTTAGAGCATTACTTAGAGACCCTAACAATAGAGAAGATGGCACTCTTGTTGGTGCAGCAATTGCTAAGAATCTGATTAGTCCTGATTACTTTGTTTCGGTCGCTAAAAGACTGAGAACATATTTTGGCAATGATTCTAAAGTAAAATATTCTAGAAAATCATTAGTAAATTCTACCACAATCAGAAGATATAAAGAGAACTTAGGGACAGAAAAAATTCTACCAAGTCCAATTTTTGATCCAATGAAACTTGATAAAATTAATGGGACAACTAAACTTGGTGGTGGAATTCCGTTATCTTTGTTTGTTTCTTCTCCAGGGACAAGAGCTACTATTAATCATTTAAATGCAAGTGAACGCAAGATTATTGCTAAACGATTTTATTGCCATGTTCCCTTGATTGAAGGATTTAGGAATAATAATAAATTTAAAAGAAATAGTTTAATTGTGACTGAGGGATTAGTTAAGAGACAAAGTGATGAGACTTTAGTAAATGGTGATATTAGGGCTTTACAGACACAAGGCAGAGCAGTTGTATATGAGGTTTTGAATAGCAAAGGTCAGAATGATGCCTATGCTACATTTGAACTTGCTAACTACTGGAAAGATAACCATCTTTTCCAAGGAATGATTTTACATTATGATACGTTAGACCCCTCTCCTGATAATGCGGATGTGGGAATTCTACAACCAGATAAAGTTTACCATGCAGAAATTATTGTTGTAATGCCTTCAGTAAATGATTACTATGAGGGAAGGTTTGATCGATCAGTTAGAACTGATATTAATTTTAGAGCAGCAATCTATGGTGGACTTGGGTATTTTCAGTATAAATAAAACATAGAATAATAAGAAAAATGGTATAATGGCAGTTACAAAAGCACTTTCAATAGAAGATGGCAATTTAGAGTCATCCATTGTCACTACGAGAAATCGTAAATATAGTGATTTGGATTTGACTTTTGCTGTAAGAACCACAGGTGATATTTTTAAAAAGACTGATGCTGCTGCTGTTAAACAATCTGTGAAAACAATTTTACAGACAAACTTTGGTGAGAAACCTTTTCAACCTAACTTTGGTGCAGACCTTCGCTCTAGATTATTTGAAAACTTTACTGATGAAGAAAATGCTTTTTTGATTGAAGATGCTATTACAGATGCACTTAAATTATATGAACCAAGAGCTGAGTTAGTTTCTGTTAATGTTAGAGATAATCCTGATAGAAATTATCTTGGTGTTAGGGTTGAATTTAAAGTTGTAAACACAGAAGAACTTGTAGTGCTAGATACTTCAATATCAAGGATTAGATAAGAATGGCGACCACAATCAATTCATCAGACTTAAACTTTGATGATATTAAAACATCTCTAAAGGCATACTTTGCACAGAAGTCTGAATTTGCGGATTATGACTTTGAAGGTTCTGGACTTTCCAATATCCTTGATGTGTTGGCATATAATACACATTTAAATGGATTGATTGCAAACTTTGCCTTGAATGAGGCATTTCTTCCTACTGCACAACTTAGAACATCTTTGGTAAACCATTCACTGTCTTTTGGATATATTCCAAGATCAAAGACTGCATCTACTGCTCAGTTGACAGTAACAGTTGATTTGGGAGCTGGTTCAGGTAAACCTGCCAGCATCACTATGCCCGCTGGAACACAGTTCACTTCAACTGTTGATGGCACACAATATACATTTAGAACGCTAGTAGAGCATACTGCTTATCCAAATCCATTACAACCAAACCTTTATACTTTTGTAGATGCTCTCGGTGATCCTTACATTAGAGTATTTGAAGGTGAATTGGTTGTAAAAACATTTATTGCCGAAATTACAGGTGATAGACAAGTATATGTTGTCCCCGATGAAAACCTAGATTTGTCTACAGTTGGTGTTCAGGTTTATGATAACATCAACTCTGATAACTTTACTTCTTACTTTAGTGCTAACGCTACTTCTGGTGGCAATGCTATTACAAGTGTAACAGCAGACACTGCTCTTTATCTTCCATTAGAAACATATAATGGTTATTGGGAGTTTAACTTTGGTGTCTTGGGTATTACAGGTAAAAACCCTGTAAATGGTGAAGTTATTCGTATTACCTATTTGAGAACAAATGGTCTATCAGCAAATGGTGCTAGTTCATTTAGTCCTGTTTCTACATTGGCTGTATCTGGATTTGGCAACAGAACACTAAATACTATTGTTAGAAAAGGTACTAAGTCAGCATTCGGTGCAGATAAAGAAAGCCTTGAATCTATTCGGACAAATGCTCCACTTTCCTACCTTGCACAGAACAGACTGGTAGCAGCAGGAGACTATAGGGGTGTAATTGCTAACGGTGTCCCTGGTATTAAGTCTATTAATGCATGGGGTGGTGAAGACAATATCCCTGCCAAGTATGGCAAGACAATTATCTCTATTGTATATGAAAGTGATGTTAATGCAATTCAAAAAGCAGCTCTACAGACTTTGATTAAAAGCAATCTAACTGATCCACTTTCTGTAGTTGGTGTTGAAGCAGAGTTTGTTGAACCTACATTCATATATTTGGACTTGGTGACAAACTTTAGATATAATGAATCTCTAACAAACTTGACTAGAAATGCATTACAAGGTAAAATTCAAAACACAGTCTCTTCCTATTTTGCAGCAAACTCTGGTAAATTTAATGCTACAATTAGAAAGTCTAAACTTGAAGCGCAAGTTGATGCTGCTGATCCTTCTATTTTGGGTTCCAATATTGACATTAAAATGTCTGCTAAATTTACTCCTTTAGTAAACCCAGACAGTGGTTCCTTTGTCAGAACAGATTATACAATTAATTTCATTAATGCTATTGAAGCTCCTTTGATGACCGTGCCTAGTATTACTAGTGATAGATTTGTTGTAAATGGTATTTCTTGTACAGTTAGAAATGCTCCTTCACATTCAACTACACTACAGGCAGTTGACAGACAGGGCAATGTTGTCATTTCAAGTATTGGTAACTATGAACCAACTACAGGTAAAGTTAATCTTGTAGGATTCTTGCCAGAATCTATTGCATCTGGAAATTCATACTTAACTATTACTGCTACTGCTGCTGATGATAGTGTATTCAAACCATTAAGAAATACTCTAATCTCAATTGGTACAAATACTGCTGTTGCTACTTCAGATACTAATGAAGCATCAGCTGTTGTAGGTGTGACTAACTAACAATGTCTAATATTAAAACTCTCTCTGACTTAAATAGATTAAATGTTGACTTGAAAGAATCTCAGGTTGATACGATTGTCCCTGAACATTTTAAAGAACAATATCCAAAGTTAGTAGAGTTTCTGAAAGCATACTATGAGTATATTGATGGTGAAGATGGTATTGCTCATGACTTAAAGAATATCTTTACTGCTAGAGACCCAGAGTCTACTTCTGAAGAATTTTTAAATTTACTGTTTCAGGAAAAGTCACCAAGTTTTGGTGTATCCAAATTTCCATCTCCTAGATTTGCACTTAAACAGTTACCAAGTCTTTATAAGATCAAAGGCACAAACGTTTCTATTGATTCATATTTTAGATATTTCTTCCAGCAAGATGTTGAAAAAATATTACCTAGAAATGATATGTTTATTGTTGGACAGAGTAGAATTGGTGCTGAATCACTAAAGTTCATTCAAGATTCTTATTTCTATCAAATCTTTTCTATTCTTATTAAAAGTTCTATTCCGGCAACAGAATGGTTTGATTATTATAAGACATATCTACACCCTGCTGGATATGCTATCTTCACTGAGACAGCCTTTGAACCAGTTGTAAGTATGTTTGGAATACCACTTACTGAAATTATTACAGACTCTGATATTGACACTTCTGTTGCATCTATTATTACTTCTGATGGTGAAATTGAATTTACAAGTCTTACGTCTGTCACTGCAATTGATAGTGATGCACAGAGAAGATTTGCTGTTAGTCGTGGATTTGACATTTATCAGACTGATGCAGAAGATTCTGATATCCTCAACAATTCCCTTTACAATGGTCAGTATATCTCTATTGCAGACCTTCTTGATCCTAACTCTAGAAGATTCAGTGATAGTGATAATTCTGCTGAAATTGCATACAATATGTCTAACTCTTCTGGTATTACAATGGATGAAGATAGTGGTACATTTGATACTATCGGATTTATTCCGGGCATTAGATTCTCTAGCACAACCGAAACTATGGATGAAGCTGTCTTCCCATTCTACAATGATTCTGGTTTAGATTCTGCAATTGGTCCATATGTTTAATATAAATAAGTTTAACTGGTTTTATAGGAATTAAAAATGCCCTTATCAATTCTAAATAGCGATAATGTTCTAAATGTAGGAACTGTTGCCAATGATAATACTGGCGATAATCTAAGAACCGCTGGACAAAAAATTAATACCAATTTTGAAGATCTTGATAATGCAGTTGCTGCAATTGTTTCTTTACCAGAAGCTACTGTTATCAATTCAACTATTCGTTACGATGGAGCTGCTTATACTTCTACTGATGGGCTAAAGGTTGATGCTAGTGGTAATACTACAGTTGCTGGAACATTAGATGCTGGTAATACTACAATTACAGGAGCATTAAATGCTGACAGTGCTACAGTTGCTGGAACATTAGATGTAACAGGAACAACTTCTGTCGCAGATTTGAGTGTAACCGGTGACATTACTGTAATTGGCGATGTTAATGGTAACGTAACTGGTAACCTAGCAGGTAACGTAACTGGTAACGTAACTGGTAACCTAGCAGGTAACGTAAATGGTAACGTAACTGGTCAAGTTAGCGATATATCAAACCACAGCATTGACGGTTTAAGTGACGTAGATACAACTACCGAGGCACCAACAACTGGTCAATCACTACAGTGGACTGGTTCTAAATGGGCTCCTGCTCCTGTTGATACTGGTGTTCCTTCTGGAACAAAACAACTTTTTGTGCAGACGGCTGCTCCTACAGGATGGACTAAAGACACTACTCATAACAACAAAGCACTGAGAGTTGTTTCCGGTACCGCTGGGTCTGGCGGTTCTGATGCCTTTACCACCACTTTTGGGTCTAGCAAAACTACAGAATCTCACACGTTGACAATAGCAGAAATGCCCTCTCATGCGCACGAAAACGAAATCTACAATACCAACAATGGCGGTGGCCTTGCCATTGAAACAATCGGCAGGGCAAACGCAGCATATATACGGGAC